TCACATTGGTCATCTATTAGTTTTTTTCGCGCTCTTCCTCAGTTTTACCAGAGGAATCGTGAACGAAATTGGCGATACGAGCTAATAGATCAGGATCCATGCTGTTGGCAAGCTTATGCTTATCGCCAACGTCACAAATCGCATCACCTTTCTCGTCGGTAGCGCCAAAAATAATAGAGTAGCAGTAGAAGTCAGTTAATTCTCCGTCAGCTCGACTGGTGATCTTTGCCTTGTCTGCCATAGACAGATTCTTAGCATAGACCACCGTTTCAAGCTCAGGGACTTCTAGCTTACGCACTTCACGGTTGCTGAAATGAGCAACCGCTTTATCTGCAAAACTGCCCATATTAAACTACAGTGGCTTGAGCAAGTGCACCAGTACCTGTAACGCTGAAGGATGCCTTTACTAGGTCACCTTTAGAACCGTTACGGGATACACCAGTTACAATAGCCGTACCAGAGTATTCTTCTTGACCAGAAGTGTTGCCGGTAGGATAAACCTTGAAGGTGATTTCACCGTCCAAAGCTTCCTGACCGTTAGTATCGGCCGGATCCCACATAACGCTCAAGGAACCAGTCCAAGACTTGGTAGTCTCTTTGTTAGTTTCCCAATCGTCACCCATCGCAGTATCACTTACTACGTTGGTGGTTACGTCAATAGACCAATCTTCTACTTCAAGAACTGTGTTAGAACCAACATACACAGCGCCGCCTTTACCGACATGAGTTGCCATTTTATTTCTCCAATGCGCTGTGCGCTGTTAAGTTACGGTAATTATACTACTACGTCTGTGTACCTTCAACAGAGGTATATTCAACACGTACAGTCATTCTACCCAAAGTGACGGGCTGATCCCCTTCACCTGAATATTCTATATCAATTCCAGTCTGGTAAACATTCTGTGCCAGACCGTTCAAATCTGAATCGGCATACAACGCTGCTTCGATTTCTTCACAGATTGTATCCATAGTGTCATCGCTATTGGAACCTTTGGTATAAATCTCAATGGAGACATCCAATTCATTCATCAAAGTACGTGGCGGATTAATGCTCAGTGGATCAAATGAATGTGAGGCGGTGTAAATAGCGATACCTGGGAGCTTGGTCTCAGACAACGGATAAATACGTGTCTGGTAAACATTACTACCGGTAGTGGTGAGACCTGTCAAAGTGGTCGTGATTCGGTCTCGAATTTGCTTACGCAAGTGGGCCATTACTGTTTCTCCAGCATCAACTCAGTCATGCCAGTACCATCAGGCATGATAATACGGACATAATAGCCAGCACCTTCAATGGTAAGCGTGTCACCTTCTACCATACCATTAATATCAGCAGTACGACACAACAGCTTTGGCTGCGTCATAGCGAACGCAACGTGACCACCTACATCTTCAGCTGTGTACATATTGTCAAACACAGCGGTGAAGTTGGCGCCACCACTCCAGGTAATGTCCAAGCCAAAGTCGGCTAATAGGAAAGAGCGGTCGTCTGCCGTTTCTACAGCCATTACTTAGCCTTGCGCGAACGCTTCTTAGGCTTTTCTTCAGAAGCAGCAAGACCGACAGATCGGTCAACCTTTGCAGGTGCTTCCTTTTCAACGAATTCTTCGATGCGACCTAGACCTTTAAGGATCTTGGCATCGTTAACGGATAACTCGACTACATCACCTGCCCGACACAATTTACCGGAGGCAACGCTAGTAGTTAGCATAGTGTATTTCATAGTTAATCCTTAAAGCAAAAAGGGGCCGAAGCCCCTTATATCAGACTCGCTTATACGGTGTCGTTACCGTAAGCGAAGGACTGACCGTAACGTACAGCGGCGTCAACAGACTGTAGAGCAGTTACACGCAAAGTACCAGAGGTGCTATGAGTGTATGGGTCTACAAGAATGTCCAGACCACCGAACATGCCGATCAATAGATCCTGCCAGTTACCGAAGTACATGTTACCGTCAGTACCTTGGTTAGATACTAGGGCATTGTAACCGTTAACCATGCCACCTTCAGATACGAAGCGACCAGAACCTGCGTCTACAGTAGTAGTCTTCAACGCGCCGTTCATGTTGGAGCGCATGATGTAGCCCAAGCTACCGTTTAGGGCGTTAGCATTGGCTACAGCAGTTTCCAAAGATACGGCTTCAGCGAAGGTTGGGTTAACGCCAGCGAAAGTAGTAACCTTAGTTACGCCAGTAGCGTTAAGTACACCTGTTGGTGCGCCGCCAGTACCGTCACCTTCCAAAGCAGCAAGGTCAATGGCAAGAGCCATGGCTTGTGCCAAGTCGTCACGGATTAGGTTTTCAACGTCCAAAGAAGACTGGATCAACAACTGACGAGTAACATCAGTGAATGCACCAAGTGTCTTAGGAGCCAAAGTAACCTGACCAACGGTCATTTCGCTTTCAGCAGCAGCACCGCCTTCAGTAGCGATCCAAGCAGCAGCTGCAGCAGCTGTCTTCTTAGGGATCTTAACGTCACCAGACAAGCCACCCATAGTACGTGCGCCAGCTGCCATTACGGAAGATGCGTTACGCAATACGTCGATGAACTCGCTACCACGGAAGTCTTCACCAGAGATGGCGCTGTCGTTACCCATGGAAAGGTCACGGCCCCAAGTCTTCATAACTTCAGCAGGAACCATGATGCCCTGTGCAGTCTTACCGTACATGTCGGCAGCAGCAGCGGAGCATTCAAATTCAAACTTCGCAGCTTCTTGAGCGCGACGATCAGATGGGTTGGCAAGAGCGTGGATAGCGCGAACCAAGGAGAAGCGCTTAACTTCTTCTTTCTTCATACCAACGTCTTGGTTGTCTAAAGCTTTATCAGTACCAATCTTCTCAAGAATTTCGCCACGGAAAGCGCTAAGGTCGGTACCTTTGGCGATTGCGTCACGGGCCATGTCACTACAGTTGTGACGGGCGCCTAATTCGGAGATTTTGGCATGTTCTTCACGGGCGGTCTTGGCAGCTTCAGCCTTTACCGCTTCCAGATTGATTTCAGTCATTGCTGAATCCTCTTTAAGTTTGGGTTCGATGTGAACTTTAGGTTCTACATCAGTACGGGTTTCGGTTGAAGGTTCGTCAGAGCGCCCAACGCCAACTGTCGTGTCGGCAGGAATAGACACTAAACTTGCTTCCACTGGTCGCCAAGAAGTTACGCGGTAGGATGGATCATCCCCCTTCTTGCTAATCAGTGTCATGTCATTAATACGATAACCAACGGAAATATTCCCTTTGATCTCATCAACAACATCTGTAAATGCCTCTTGAGCTAGTGCGCCTTTTCCAAAGCGTACATTAGCGCGGAGTCGACCGCTCTTCTCATCAAGGTCTACAGATTCAATAACGCCTATCTGCTTCTGAGGATCGTGATCCAACAGCAAAGGGGCGCGGCCAGAGGAAAGGAAATCCATATCGATTTCATCACTCTTATGACCTAAAATTTCCATTCCGAAGTAACGCTCATACGGCTCTTCGCTAGAAATAGCGATTGCTACCGTACGAGTCTCTTCATCAACGGTGTTTGCACGGGCTTCAAAACCGCGATGACAAACTTGTTCAGGATCGAAGCGCTCTTCGTAAAGACCTTCGTCTTCGTCCTTCTTGTTAATTTCTTCACTCATAGTATGCTCCATTTAGCATTTCTACCTATTTTACTCGTCAGCAATCTCAGGTGCAACCTTTTCCAGATTACCTCCATATGGCTCGAACGCGTACTTGATACCAAACTGTTCAGCCAACTTGCGATCACGGTCAATCTGACCCATCATCTCGTCAACACTCTTACCGTGTTGAGCTGCAACATCACTAAGGGACAAGATACCGTTCTTCAGTCCGATCACAGCAGAGTTCATCTCTTTCTGTGGGTCAACCCAGCTCCAACCTCGGCCACGGAATTCAGCAGCGTCAGAGAAGTGGTCAAGCTTCTTCAACGGTAGAGTTACGATACCCATTTCCATCACAGCCGACAGCCAACGCTCGAATAAAGGGCGAACAGCGTGTTCGATCATCCAAACCTGTAAGTTGCCGTAGGCATCACGCTCGTCTAAAGCACCTTGACGTACAGAGCTGAAGCTGGTGCCCGACAGATCACCGGACAATGCGGCGTAACTTACACCCATCGCAGAAGCAATACCTTGGACAACAGCCTTGTGGAAGGCGTCAAACTCACTATGTGGATACTGGGGGTCGAACGACTCGAACGATACACCACTTGGAAGCTGGTGCATTGTACCTGGTTCGACTTCCATAATAGGTACGTCATCAACTATATCGTCGCCAGCGAAGCCGTCACCTGTCTTAGAGGTGAAGAAGCCCATCTTGGACGCACCGATACGGGCGTTGATGATGGCGGCTTCACGGAAGGCACCCAACTGATCCAATGCGGTAACAGCAGAAGACAACCAAGGTTCGCCACGGGACATACCAACACGCGAAGGCTTCATGATGTGGATAACATCTTTAGCTGGGACACGCTTATACTTCTCTGCCTTGGTCAATGTAGCGTATTGCTGATCACCAGGGTGAGCTTGTAGGAAGTGATAGGCTACAGGCTTCTTGAACTTATCTAGCTCAATGCCCATGCGAATTTCATTACCGTTGGATAGCTTCTGATTGTACATTTCGTCAACCAGGTCAGCTTCCACAAGCTCAAAAGCGATAGTATCAGCGAACTGCTTACCACGATGCTCAATCAGGAAGATGTCGCCGTCATGCGAAACAGAGCTGAGTATCAGTTTCTGTAGATCAACCCCAGAAAGCTTACCACAAGTGGTCGGATTTCCCCGTTTCATCCACTTTTTATAGGCTTTTTCTATCTGGTTATTGGCGTTTTGATCCAGCATACCGCTATCGCCGTATGCGCGAACTTGCATATTAAAACCTTGTTTACCGACCACATTGTTGCGTAAAAGGTCGATATAGCGCTTCACATACTCGTTATTTCGACCTAATTCACGCGATCTGGCACGTATAATGCTCAAGGCTGGTTGTAATTCGGCGTCACCGCTGCGTTTAGAGCTACCAAAGCCGGTTGTGAACAGTCGTCCAGATTTACCAGCTGCGTAACTACGCTTTTGGCCCATCACAGGCTCTTTCTTACGAAAAACGTCTAAAATTCCCATTAGAAGCGCACCTTCACAGTTGTTCCTGTATTTCGACCCTGTTTAGCGTTCAAAACCGCTTTTTCTTTCGTCACAATACCTTGATAGTAGCTTTCAGCGTCCATCAGCTCTTGGAACGTCAACTTGGTCAACGAACGACCAGCAACAGAGTAGCTTGCAACGTCAGAATCTGCTTTACCCTTGAGGATGGTCTGAATCTTATCAACCATAATGGCTGCAAAGGAGCGTGGGTCAGCTTGGTTGCTGTCCAAGTCTGGAATCGCAGTAAACATACCACGGTCAACGACGATTCGGTCGCCAGTGGATGTTTTAGTGATCTCTAACTGCCAATGGTAGTCCCCAACAGCAAATAAAGCAGACTCAGCGCTAGTGGCAGTTGCCAGATAGTGCGTCGATGTCTCCGTCATCGCTAACTTGATTTCATCATTACCTCCAGCTGTCACGCGTGCCACATACTCAGCACTGTAATCAGCTATAGGATAGTCAGCAATCAGGTCAGATCGTTTCCATTGGATGAAATCGCCTACTACGATCTCTTTTGGTTCGCCTTCAGGGGCGTTCGCAGCATCAAATGCGTTGGCCATATCGCTTTACCGCCATGAATTTACAAAACTTCCCTTGGGACGTTGCACAAACGATGGCTTCTTCGGTTGTGCAGGTTTATACGCCTCTTCAACCGCTGGTGCGGCTTCTTCAGACTCTATTTTGTCAGCCAAGGTATTGACATTGACGTTAATGATAGCATAAGCGGCGACAGCATACACCATGCAATCCAAAGCTTCGTTTCTAGGGCGCATTTTCTGGAAAACACGCTTCTTGTAGCCTCGATGGAACTTCGTCACGATCTTCTCGGCGGTGAGCTGTTTAAAATACTCATCGTCAAGTGTGTCGTTGAAGTGTATATAGCCTGGGCCTACCTCATCTATACGCATTCGGGCGAATAGAAGGTCTTTCACTGTATCAACACCAACATGGAACAATGGGCATTTTACCACATTATTCTTCGTAGGTTTAGATACAATGGCCGTACCCTCGCCACCACGACCTTTGATAGCGAATATGCGGCGACCATAGTTCTTCTTACAATAGGCATACACGGAGTTGGTGAAGTGACCGCCTGAGTCAACACAAGCAGCTCGGATACCCATTTCACGTCCCGTTACGGTTTCGTACCGTCGCATCAGCGCGGAGTCCAACGCTGTCCACAATTGAGGTGTCGAAGGATCCCCATAGAAGACTGTGTGACTTACCGACCAAGACTCGTCATCTCGACCCCAGCCAATGAGAGACATTTCAAGGCGGTTATCCTGTACGTCGATACCTGCCGTGAGGAAGACTATCTCATCGGCTAAATACTCCATTTCTTCGCGCCGATCTGCTAACATGTAGTCATCTACTTGTTCGCCAGCGTCTTCCCACGTTTCCCCTAGATAGGTATTTGTCCAGACGCGTAACTGCTCTGGATTTTTTTTGACGTTCAGGAACTCTCGCACCCCATCAGCCAAGGGAGTCCATGGGGAGTACATCCCATTGATAGCAAAACCTGCAACACCAGTAAACTCAGCATGAGCCACCCACTCACCATGGCGAATACTCCAAATGCGATCAGCATCATTCCAAGTGCTTCCGCAAGCATTGCAGACATACTTCGTAGTAGTCGGATCATTATCAACCCATTGGACGTTTGACCACTGAAGCTTCTGCTTGTGGTCACAGTGTTTACACGGAACATGGTAATGTCGTTGGTCAGACAACATGAACGCGTCCTCTATGCGACTGGCACTTTTATTCGTCGGCGTAGATACCATGACGATCTTTCTGTTCCAGAATGTCGCAGCACGTTTACGAGCTAGCTGGATAGGATCACCTTCCGAACCGGCTGAAGCAGGATACCGATCAACCTCATCGCACAACACTAGTCGTATTGGACGTGAAGCTAAACCAGCTGGTGAGTTGGCACCAACCAACGACAACGATCCGCCAGGGAACTGCTTTTGGAATGTGGTGTTGTTCGCATCTCGCGCACGCGCATCTTGGACTTTGTTCTCCAGCGCAGGAGTAGACTTTAGTAGACCATTGGCGACACGTTCTTTCGAGAACATACTGGCCATATCCAATGTCGGCTGTAGTACCAAAATGGGACTAGGGTCATAATCGATATGGAAACCAATGATATTCAGGATGGCCTCGGACTTACCAAGCTGCGCCCCTGCCATGACCACCACTTCTGGTGTGGCAGGATCAGAACAGGCGTCCATTATACCACGCTGGTACTCAGCACGAGAAGTGCGCCATCGGCCAGGTTCAGCACTACTTTGTGCGTCCAACCTTCGTTCTTGGTCGGCCCACTCGCTTACCGTCAGTTTTGGTGGCGGCTTTAGGACTTGGATTGCGCTTTTTAGGCACGACCTCAGTGTCTCTCTCTGTTGTTTCTGGAACGTCAGGTTCATAGTTTGCTAATTCCTCCAATGCCTCATTTACCAGTAGCTCCAATGTTTCTTGGCATATGGATGCTTCGCTTTCGGACGCGACAATCGGTGCCGCTTTTGATGGGATGGAGATCATCTTGGCTTTCATAGCACCAAGGGTTCCTTCCCATGCTTTCGCTACGTCGGAGGCTCTTACCAGCTCGCCTCGCATCTCCGCTAATTTGGTTTCTGCCAGATCTGCCTCGGCTGCGACTTTTCTCGCACGAGATTTGTCGTAGTTGTAGTCTTCGTATTCGTCACTCATTACCCTGCTCCAGAAAGGTAGTCCGTCTTGACCCCAGTGGACTAAGCTGGCAGGAGGCACCAAGCACGAGGAAGCTTGGCTGGTCGCCTCTCTCTTTCTTACTCCT